AGCTCAATACGTCGAGCTGGCGTGTGGTCAATGTATCGGATGCCGCATTGCTCGCTCTAAAGACTGGGCTATCCGTTGTGTTCATGAAGCCTCACTCTATGAATATAATTGTTTTATTACTCTTACTTACTGCGATGGTATAGGCCCTAAACACCTGGATTGTAACCATGATATATTTATTAATCCTACTGGAACACTGGTTAAATCGCACTTTCAGAAATTCATGAAACGATTTCGAAAACATTATCAAGGAAAGGACTTAGTAAT